AGAAAATTCTACTACTAATGGGGTTTCTGCGTCTTTTTGAACGTTCCATTCAATTCGCTTTTCTTCCTTTTTTTCGACTATTTCATAGTCCTTTCTGTCTTGCTCTGAAATAGCAATTTTCCGGGCGATAGACTTTTTCAAATTAAAATCCATAAAATTTCCCCGTTCTGGAAAAATAGAAGGAATAAGCAATCTATCTTTAATATGTAAATCCATAACTTCTTAATGTTTTATCAAGAATAGTCTTTTGCTATAGAGGTGGTTGTTATAAATGATATGATTTTTTGATTTTAACAAGAAATATTGTTATTAGCATTGTAATTATTGCCGATAGATAAATCTTATCTTTATGTAAATCCCACCAACTTAATTCTATAGTCTTTCCTGATGATTTGCTAAGTTCATCAACCCTTTGGTATAGAGAGTCTAGCTTGGATGATATTTGTGATATGGATATTGATAATGTTTCAGCTGATTCTGTATGCTCGGTATCTTGTTTGTTTATATTAGTTGTGCTTTGTTTTATTGGATATTGTTTTCCGGTAGAGTCTGGCATTGACAAATACACAGTTTTATTTTCTAACTTTAAATTACTCAATTTGTCTGCCGTTACTTTAGATTGTTTGTCAATATCCATGTGAAGAGAATCCAGTGAGTTGCGGAGTTGTCGCAATTCACTGGAGTAATCTATCTGTTGTTGACGCTCCATATTTTTAGAAGTAGCGCATGAACCGAGTAACAGAATACAAAGAATACAACTTATGATAGTAATTGGTTTCATACAATACTGATAGTAATTGGTTCCCCTCTTTTTTGTGCCTCTTCAATCTTTTTGTTAAGGCAATCAGAAGTATATCTTGATTCAGATAATCGACCTACCGCTGAATTTTTTCCCACTAAAATACAACCGGCACTGTCTGCGGCAGTATTGCCACTATGTATGAGAATACCTTCAAAATGAGGAACGTTTAATAATCTTGGGAGATTACGACCGAATTTTGGAGACCAGTTATAGATTATCTTATAAGTACCATACGGAATTGCCGACTCTCCATAAACTTTTTTTTCTCCATTATCGAATATTCCATTTTTATTTTTATCAACTATTTTGTCTTCTAGTGTATTACAGAAAAACTCATTGTTAATATATAGTCTGCCAATTGTATAAGCCTCTTTTGGCCATAGACGTTCTAATCTTAATTCCATAGTCTTAATCATTTATTTGTGATAGTAATGTGGCTACTTTTATGCCACTGCTTCTGATATGTTTTCCAACCAGTTGTTTGTCCATCTTTTTACCGTTACAAAACGATAGACCAATAATTCCAGCGGGCTTTTCTCCATCATATAATGTTAATAAGGCTATTTCGCTAATGTCGTTGGCTTGAAATTTGTAATACAAGCGTTGGTCTATTTTTTGAATATCATCTAACCCACCATAAAAATATCCATCGTCCAATACTTTTGCCACAAGTTTGTATTTTGATAAGCTAAAATCCGCATAGTCTTCGTCAACGTTTGATATACTATCCCTAACTTCTTCAATCCGCATCGAACCGAAAAGGAATGGCAATCCTGTTGTCAGATTTTTACTTCCATTATGAAATTCTATTAACCATGCCCGGTCAGCATTAGTGGTAAATATCATTTTAGATAAAATATGGCGAATATTGGAATCCGCAGATAACCTTGTATTTACTAGATGGTCATGTTGGGCAGTTGTTATTTCGGACATGCGATCCAAAAGATACTTTGGATTTAATGCGAAAAATATGATGTAACCGCTTAAAAACAACAGAAATAGTCCTTTTATAATGCTGAAAAAGCCATATTTCTTTTGTAGGTTAAGCAATTTTTGAAGCCATCCGATGCCTTTATCCAACTGTTCCATATTAATGTGAAGTAATTTGTACTGATTGGATTGGGATAAACCATTCTAGTTCATTTGCAAATGGTTCATTTAAGCGTATCCATACACCTTTTGTTTTTTGATTTTGATTCTCTTTAATAATAACCCCATTCCTTCCAATTAACTTTTTCAATTTCCATTCTTTCAATAAAGGGGAGGCAATGATTGTAATTTTTCGTCCTACCATTTGTTCTTTTATTCAACATTATTATCATGATTAGATTGGGGAACAATGACATTGAAAACAATACCAGAGTCACCGTTACCTTTCAATTCAACTTTACTTTCTTGTGCTACCTTTACTGGATACATTTCCATTAAAGCTTTTGATGCTTGCACAGCTACAGAACGTAATGGAGCTGGTGATAGCTCTGTGCCTCTTCGATCTGTATATTTTGCTGTAGAAGTTTCGTCTATAATATGCAATAGTTTTTCTGTTAGACGAGCTTTTAGATCGGCTGTTTCATAATTTGCGATAGCTCGCAACTGATTGATATACTCTTGTACATCATCCCGCGCCATTAATTGTTTTGCCTTTCTTAAAGAGGTATGACTGGAATCATAGAATATATCTTCGTAGCATTTGCGAGCATTTCCAGCATAAGGGTCACAGCCGAAAATGAACAGCTCACAAAAATCAATTTCTTGTTTATTCAACGATTCTGGTTTCTTTAGTTCCATTCTTTAATTGTATTAAAGCCCAGCCGATATGTTCAACTGGGCTTGGTTTACTAAGAATAGCTATGAAAGGCTTTATGAGTTTGTTTTTTCAACATTACTTTCTAATAAATCTTGCATGACAACCCGTCTGAATAAGTCTTTGAGACCATCTAGCATACTTTCTATATCTGCAATGTTCTGCAACTTGTCCCGATTAAAATTTATTTGTAAATCATATCCAGAAATTTCCATAATAGTTTCATGGGTATCTTCGGTTTGTACAGCCAGAATTCTTCGGTCTGAAAGAGTGTTGAACACTACTTCTGGCTCCAGTCCAATTGATTGCGCTTGTTGCTTTTCTTCTTCTGTTACCATATTTTATATTTTGAAATGAACACGTGATTTTTCTGTTTTGGTCATAACCATACTACCATCATCTATGCCGGAAGCATTACGCATCCTTTGGGAACATACCATAGCCACATTGGTCGTTGCTGTTACATCAGCATCTGCATCATGGGCATCATCTAGTTCGATACCAAATTTTTCTGCCATGATTTCCAATTTATAACTGCTCATGCCATCTAAATGAGATAAAGCCAATTGTCCTAAAACGATTG